CGTGCTCAGCGTAACGTTCGAGCCGATCCTCCAGCTGGCTGGTGCCGGCGCTGGCGGCACTGACCGGATGATGGCGTACACCAAGAACGCCCAGTTCGCGAAGTTCCACCTGCCCATGCCGTTCCAGCTTAACGCGCCGATCCCGTCTCACGGCGGCCTGCGCTTCGAAGCTGCTGGCGTTGTCCGCACTGCCGGTACCGAGCTGCGGGTTCCTCTGTCCCACGCCTACGTAGACGGCATCTAAGGGGGTCACCATGTCTTCGAAGAAGATCTACACCAACGTCAGCGCCAACCCTGTCGTCCTCTCGGACGGCAGTTCGGTGCAGCCTGGCGAGCAGACCACCGAGGATCAGTTCGAGCTGGCCAAGGGTTCCTTCTGGGAGCAGCACGGCCTGCTGGTAGCCGGCGCTCCTGAGCAGGCCGACGACGCCAATGGCGACCTGCAGGTGCTGACCGAGGAGAACGCCCAGCTCAAGGGCGACTTGTTCGCAGCCCAGGCCAAGCTGGCCGAACTGGAGGCCTCCACCAAGGGCCATCCAGAGCAGGTCAAGTCGCTGGAAGATCGACTCACCCAGGAAGCGGCCCGCGCCAGCAAGCTGGAGAACGATCTGAAAGAAGCCCAGGCCAAGCTGGCCGGCAAGAAGTAACCCAGTGTCACGGCCCCTCATTGGGGCCTATGACTGGAGATCCCGATGGCTTCCATCACGAACATCAGCTCGCATCGAATCGACCTAGCCGACCTCTCGTTGGGTCCAGGCGAAGCGATCGAGCACTTCGACGACCGAGAGGCCGAGCGCCTGAAGTCGACGAACTACTACCGGGCCGGCTGGATCAAGGTTGGCCCATCGCCCGAGCCGCCCACCGAGGAATGACCCGCCATGGCCGAACTGAACATCCCAGTAACGGCCGAGATGGTCGCTGAATTTCGCGAGTTCTACGAAGAGTTCGCCGACCCGGCCAAGTGGTCGGATGTCAAGATCACCAAGGCGCTGAACATCGCCAAGGGAGAATTCGGCACCTGCGGTACCTGGGGGCTGTACAAGCCCTATTCGTTCCTGCAGCGCGGCTGGTTCGCGTTGGCGGCCCACTACCTGACCTGGAATTCAGCGACGACTGCCGCGACCGATGCCGATGGCAGTGCCACCACCCCATACGCCGTGTCCAGCAAGAGTGTTCGCGATGAGTCGGTGTCCTACGCCGTCCCAGCCGCGAACGCCTCTCTGACGGCTTGGGAGGCTGCTCTGGCGCTCACCCCTTACGGCCTCGAGTATCTGCACCTGCGGCAACGGGCTGGCATGGGAGCGATCTGCGTATGATCAAGTTCTTCAGTAGCCTAATCGACCGGCAGAAAGTCAAGCACGCTCTCAAGGGGCTTGAGGAGCGAATGCAGAAAGACGGCCTGGTTCTGGTTGGCGTGCCAAAGGGTGCAGGCGCTTACGAAGATGGTCTGACCATCGCCACCGTTGCCGCGGTGAACAATTTCGGATCTGCAGATGGGCGTATCCCTGCGCGACCGTTCTTGGCTCCGGCTGTAGAGAATGGCGCCCCCGAGTACCGCCGACTCGCCGAAGTGATGCTGCCAAAGGTCATGTCTGGCGAAATGGAAATGCAGACTCTGCTGGCTCAGATGGGCCAGCTGGCCGAAGGCCATGTAAAGCAGCAGATTACAGACCTCCGCACCCCGCCCAACGCCCAGTCCACCATTGACAAGAAGGGTTCCGACAACCCGCTTATTGATACTGGCGCATTACGGCAGTCGATCCGCTACGTCATCGACGACGGTGCCGAGCCTATCGAGGAGGGCATCTGATGGGCCTGAACATGCGCGGCCACGTCAGCGGGCCTTTCATCTCGCACCGAGGCGTGCAGCGGATGCGGTTCAGCAGTGAGATCATCGACTTCGAACCGAAGCTGGTCATGACGCTGCTCGACACGTTCGACGCCAACGTCCAGCCGGCCAGCGACAAGGAGATCGAGTTCCTCCAGATCGGCGCCGAGCGCATCAACGACATCAGGGTCATCCACCGAAACGACGGCAAGGGCATCGAGGTTTCTACGCCGGGCAACCTAGCTGACATCCTGGTCTTCGCCGAAACCCCGGACAAGCCCGCCACCTGGTGGAAGGCCATGGCCACCGACTATCGGCCCTGGCGCAACTTCTGCCGGGCCGTGATCGCCAAGCTGGACCCGGCCGAAATAGAGAAGCTGCAGGGGTACGCCAATGGTTGACACCATCGCCCTCACGAAGGTCGTGTGCCAGATCGTAGTCGCTGCAACTGGTCTTCCGGCCAACAAGGTGATCGTCGGCGACCCGGGCACATCGGCGCCCACCGACACCTACGCGGCAGTCCGCATCGCCAGC